TCCCGGTTTCGGCTCAAGGGGGTCAAAATGCCCCCTTTTTTTTATTTTACGCCAATAGGCTATAAATCAATATTTTACAAATCTAATCGACTGATCTTCAACGTGTTTAAGTAATCTTACTAATGATTACTGCCGTTACTGTGCATTACTTATCATTACACTGTTGAACTATTTGTGATACTAATTTGTTCCTGGTATCACAGCTGGTATCACACTTGGTATCACATTTACCATAATTAACAAATTATAAACTAAAAAGAAACAGTATGGAAACATGGAAAATCAAGCCGGTATTCGACAGAAAAAAGAAAGCAACACCGGAGAAATCAGCTAAGGTTGAAATTGAAATTAAATTCTCACGTACAGAAAGGAAATGGATCTCAACAGACATTGAACTGTATTCAAACCAATGGGATGGAGAATTTGTGGTACGTCACGCTAAATTCAAACAATTAAATAAAGCAATAACCCAATATGTAAAAAAGTTTGATGATATTATCAAAAATATCAGAAAAGAAGGAAAAGACATCAATCTAAAAAACTTTAATATTTTTTATAACGAAAAACACGTAAAGTCTAAATCGTCATTTTTAGATTTCGCTTATGACGAGTTACAAAGAAGGGATCTTAAATGGTCAACCAAACGAGCGCACCTTATAGCACTGGAAGCTCTAAAACGCTCCGGAGTAATTAAAACATTTGACGATATCACTCCTGAAAATATAGCTTTATTTGACAGGTTTATAAGAAGAGAAGATCCAACAAGAGGACAGACAACAATACATGGATACCATAAGAGAATAAAACCTTATATTAATGAAGCGCTTCGGCTTGGACTTATCGAGGACACACCTTACAGGGTATTCAAAGATAAACATGGTAGATATAAAACAAGACAGCCTCTCACAATGGACGAACTGCAATCTATCCGCAATATAGAGTTGAATGATCGACAATTACAAAAAGTACGTGACCAGTTTATATTTCAATGCTATACCGGCTTATCATGGGTTGACTTATACATGTTTGATTATGACAGATGTACTGTAGAACATAACGGAGTTGCATATATAGACGGAGAACGTATCAAGACCGGAACCAAATTTTACACACCTATACTTACTCCAGCAATGGAAATATTAAAAAAATACGATTATAAATTTACAGTCCCTACTGTACAGTCATTTAACAGAAGCCTTAAAATCATAGCTGAACTTATCGGTTTAAAAAAGCCCTTAACCAGTCACATAGCCCGGCATACATTCGCTACCACTGTTGTTTTAGCAAATGACGTACCTATCGAAACGTTGTCTAAGATGCTAGGGCACACAAAGGTTTCAGTCACACAAGTTTATGCAAAAATTCTAAATAGTTCAGTAGAAAAACATGCGGAAAAATTAAACAGTATTATATAAATCCATCCGTTGTGCTTATGAGTTATCGCTTTTAGTTCATAGGCACAACGATATCACCCTTGCCAACACGACAAGAGGTATCAGCCTGTATATCCACCTCTCTATACGTTCCATCGCATCACAGCAAGTAAACGACAAAAATACCAGTGAGGCACATCATCAGCATGTTCAAGCAATATGTTCAACTTATCTTCTTTCATATATAAACATAAAAAAAGCGGTAAAACCGTTGGGAATTACCGCTTAAAATTTATATAGTGTTTTCTATTTATGTTCTTCATTCACTTCATTCGATTTGTCATTTGCCAAAAAATGTCCCCGTAAAACAATTAATCCGAGTCCGATTATATTCACGGTTGTAGTAGAAAGAATAGTTATCATTATAGGATTTGGGATGCTTATACAAAAATAAGATTTAATCGCTGGTATTGATACATAACTTGCTAACACAATACATAGAACTATAAAAAGATATAAGGCAATCACTCTCAAAGACCACTTTTCAAGTCTTCTTCTTGCTTTTGTATTTTCAACTATACGATGTAGATGAATCAGCTCTTTGCTTTTTTTTATATTTCCATCGGTTGTTTCTGATTCCAATAAGGATTTAACTGTGTCAAGGATATTTAAATCTTTCTTTTTCTCTTTAAACGGCTCTGAAAAGAAGAATTTAATCCAATATGGAATATAATATCCTAAATGGATTAAATAGTGATACCATTTAATAGGTTTACCTTTCCCGAATATAGAATCAAAAATACTGGGTCCATCATTTGATCCATTCATTGTTTTATTCTATTTTTAGGTTCTATAAAATAGTTTTTAATCAATTCTTTGGGAATGGGTGTGTTCCATTTGTTTTGTCCACAAATATCCCCCTTGTCGTTTTTTATGTATAGCGTATCATACCAAGGAGAGCCTTCTTGATGCGACCATTGGGTTAAGGACAATGCACTCATATTATACATTGCATTAACCGCAGTTTTTACGAGTTCCAATGCCTTGGAATGTTTATTAAATTCGTATAATACGTCTTTGGGAAAAGAAGTAATAATCTCATCAGGATTTATTTTCTTATTTACAATAGGAAAGACCGGACCATAAGGCCATACTTTCGGAGAATCGTCTTTAAACAACAGGTTATTGGTCTCGGCATAGTACACACCATATACATAGAACAAAATCTTATTTATCTGAGTCTTGTTCAACCGAACCATATGCAACTTTTGGGCTGCATACTGAATCAATCGTGCGTAATCTGTACTTTTCAATTCCATATCATAAATATATAAAAATCCCATGAATATAACATATAAAATAAACTATATGTTTACCCATGAGAAAACAATCTTTGTAACACATTTAATTGTGTGTGCTATATTAATGTTGCAAATATATATAAAACCATTTATATAACAATAAACAATGGCAACCATTAACATTTGCAATGCAACTAATTGTTAATTTACAAATATACTATTTTAGCGGTAATTCCAACAAGTCAAAGAACGCTTCTGTTCGATTATTATTTTTCCAATCCTTTTCTGCAATGTTCACATAAGAACTTTTTGGCTACAGGAAACATCTTTTGACCGACATATCCACTGAGATATTGCGCTTCCTCTCCATAAGGATCAATCCCGAAAGCCTTGGAGATATGCCGGCACAAATGACCTTTTTCGTGGTCCCACGAATTTTGAAACTCTTCGGGGGTAGAGGTTAGTGAGATAACCATTACTGTTTCTCTTCTCCTGTAGTCCGAATAGGTTAGACCGGTATTCATTCTGCCTTCGGTCAGATTGCGATACGCACGCTTGAGGGAATCCCCCCTGCATCCTATACGGTATAGGTCCATAATGATCCGATCCGCCCAATAGGTGTGTACCGCATAATACACTTTGACGTGCCAGTCTCCATATTTCGGTATGTAGAACTCCTGAATAATCATATCACATCCGACCAGATTACAGGAATCCCTTTACCTATACAGGTGGCAAAGAACTCGTCAAATGCCCTGCAAGGATCGCCATCAATATCATCAAGGTAGCATTTTATATGCTTGCATAAGTGAGCCTCGTCAACCAATGATTTTTTATAGAAATCCGCTTTCAGCATGTTTGCGACATAAGCAACGTCATAACCCTTGTCGTGCTCAATGGTAATTCCGTTCGCTTTCAGCATATCGTCCACTTCATCTTTGCTCCACGGCTCCAGCTTTTTCTCTTTGCCCGTGGCTTCGTCTTTCACCTTCATTTTTGAAACGGCCCATTCATAAAGTTTCTTGCTGAAATGGAATCCATACGATTCCAAGTAAAGTTTCATTCCTGATGGGAATTTGCTATATGTATCCAATCTCTGTTCCATAACTTAACTTTAATTTAAAAAGAGGGGCATTCCACCCCTCCACCATTAATAAAACTCACCGTTGGCGCGTCTGCGTCTGCGTTCGCCCATGTCATCCATACGCGGATATTCAGGAAAGTATCCGGGGTATCTGCGTTCATCCATGCCGGATGAGCTTCCACCACCTGAATAACTTCTTCCGCCATCACGGAAACCCATTTCTCCGCGCATTTCTCTCATGGCTTTTTCGTAACCTTTGCGGCAGCCTTCCTTATAGGCTTCCTCCACCTCGTCACCTCTCATACCGAAGCCGCGTCCGTAATCGTCACGCCCTTCTTCTAATATTTCCCACATTCCCATAATCATTTCTTTGTTTTGGATGTTTCAACCACTCCGAGCTGTTCCATGAGCCGTTTGTTCAAATCCATAAGGTCAGACATATTCTTGCTCATTTCCGCCATTTGCCCTTTCAGAGAGGATATTTCCTGCTCCTGACGTTGTTTCTCGGCAAATTCAGGGTTCAAGAGCGTAAGCATCTTGTCACACCCTGCAATGACGGAATTGTGGAAGTCCATGCTGTTGATGATGTCTATGCTTTTCTGTTTCATAGAAGCGACCTCGTTATTCATAGCATCACGCGAGCATGACACTACGATATTCCCGTTCTGTCCGAAGTCGGCTATATCCATGCCGGCAGGAAGATTTTGGAATGTCGTGTTCTGCCCGTTGATGCAGACAACAACATCCACAACCATTTCCATTTGGGGCAACTGTCCCATAGGGGATGCCATAGGATATTTCGGCTTGGGAGCGGAAACGCTGACCACCGGACCGTATTCGATAAACGGGTTAGCATCCTTATGAAGTATATACAATTGGTTATTGGTACGAAGTGATTGAAACATGATTGTTTAATTTTAAGGAGTGTGGTTATTCCCATTTTGGGAACCACCACAAAACTCCATGTTAATTATTACTTGCTCCGTAAAGAAGCGGTTTCTACTGTAGGAGCCGGAGCCGTTGTCGGTCTGTACCCTCCATTAACAAGATACAATTCGTTGGTGTACTTGTTATAATGAATCTCATAGATGCCGGTTCCAGCCAAGTTTGCAACAGTCACAGGCTCATTGTTATAAGCCATCAACGGTCTTGTGTCCCCATTAGTTCCTATCAATATCGGAAGTGTAGCAGTCGTACCGGCAGGTATAGCTTGTCGGAGACTGATATAGAATCCCCCAACATAATCCCTGTTACGGAACGCATGGTTAGGGAGTTCAAGAGTAACATTCTCCGTACCGACTGTCACAGCCACCGTAGGAAGAGTATTGAAGTTTGCTCTTCCGATTGATGGGAATGGGAATCCTGTAAAAAAGTTAGGCCACATATCTACCTCCTTTCTTACCGGATTAACCCCAGTAGTTGTTGCAACCACATCCACTACGTCCGTATACAGCGTCACCCATATATGCACCGTAGGCGGCTGCACGGAAACAATCTGTATTAATAGCGGTTAAATTGGGGTATTGAACACTCACAGTATTGGGGAGCTTGCATTTGATTCCATCAACATCGCTTTGTAATGCCTGCAATCCGGCTGCCAAAGGAGCAATCTGTTGTCCTACTGCACTCAGGATAGTGGCGTTCTGATTACGCTGGGATATTTCGGCTGTTAAAGTAGCCTTTTCCGCAGTAAGAGATGCGATCTTGTCCTGCAATGCCTGATTTTGAATTGCATCAAGTTTGGCAAGGATAGCATTCGTGTTGGCAGTAGCACCGTCACGCAATGACAATGTGTTTTGGTTAGCAGTGTTGATTAATGCGTTAGTTTGGTTGCACATTGCAAGCTGACTCTCGTATCCTTGTGTGGTTACAAGCTGTTTCATATCGCAGCAACAGCTACAGATCTGAGATGTCAGAGCGTTGTTACCTTGCATAATCGCAGTCAGGATACTGTTGGTGTTCTGACCCATTTGGTTACCGAGACCGCAGATTGCCTGTGATACAGAGTTAATACCGGCAAGGATTTGGTCTGAAGAGGTGTTAACAGCTTGGGCTAATGATGCAATGTCCACACCGTTCCGGTTAAGTGTCTGCATGATCATTTCTCTTCCTTCATCGGCACCCTTATTGTTGTTGCCACCGAATCCAAAGTTTCCGTTACCGAAGATGGCTGCAATCACAATCAATGCAATGATGTCCTGAAAACCTCCATTGTTTCCGAAAAAGCCGCCGTTTCCATTTCCTCCCATCAGCCCCATCAGATAGCCTGTGTCAATTCCACGGCTCTGCAAGGACGGAAGAATGGACGCAAGCAGACCATTGTTTGCTCCGGTTCCACCGTCTTGGTTAAAAACATAAGTTCGTTCCATAAGTATTTGTATTTTGTATCCCGGTCAAAATCGACCGTTCACAAAAGTATATATATCATATCTCATGAGGAATCAGTTGTTTCCCAACAAATTCTTTATATTATCCCAATATATTCTCATCATTTTTTCACTTTTTAGACGTATATGAAAATTTGATATCATATAGTTCACTGAACGCTTAGTTTTATGAATGAGAGAAGAAATCTGAGATGGATAAAATCCTTTTTCGTATAGAATATATACAAGGATATATCTAGCGTTAACAATCTCTGTGACACGGTTGTCACTTACTATTAATTCGGTAGGTATTTCTGTTCCTTTAGAAACAAGAGCTATTATTTTGGCAAAAATTTCAGACTTACACATTGTGGTTTAAATTTTTGTTGTATTTTTGCCTTGCCAATCAAATACAATCATGACAAAAGCATACGTAGGAAATAAGTAAGGATATTACTACCCCTGACACTTACCTATGTATGCTTTTGTATGCTTTAAAGTTTGATTGGCGTTAAACTTCAAGTGTCGGGGGTTATTTTAATTCTGCCCCCTGAAAGAATTACTTTTATCAAATGAGTTTTTCTATTATATGCCACACTTCTACCTGTGGCGAATAATACTTGATGTTGCTATCTCATCTTTTTACCTCCTTTCTGTTGATTACCATATTCTATAACTTATTCCTGCGATAACCGCAGGAGAAAAGCCATCCTTACCAAATCCATAACCGGCTGTTATTCCCAGTCCCCATCTTCTGGGTTTTATCTTCACCGTGTGATGGATATCGTTTGTTACTGTCTGTGTTTTAGAGCAAACATAGATACTATCTAGGTTAGGTCTGTAACCACTCACATAAGCGATGTAATCACTATCTCTGTATATCTTCTGCTCAACAGGAAGAACAGTGTCTCCTACATGGATTGTATCACCATCATGCCAACACAGTATTGGAGAAGGAAGATAATATTTTACAGTATCTCTCTTTACAATGATACTTGTACTGAACACCGTATCCGTTCTTGCCTCTATAACTGCTTCGGGGGATGGCTTTACAAACCATCCTAAACCGAAAGCGAGTACAATTATTAATATATAAGGAAGCCATTTCATATTATTGTATTTAAATAAGTACCAATAGCAATGCTATCGTTATCGCAATCCATATATAGATCCTTTGTTTCATAAACTTAACACTTGTTTTCTATTGGCACCGTCAGCTCGATAACTGACGTGCACCCATGCAAAATTGCTTTCGTTAATCAATTGATCATAGGGCAGGTTCTTGCGGATATATTCAAACAACAACTTGTTTTGCTGACGGTCTCCAGTATCAATATCAGCAGCTTCCCCTTTCATGTGCTGCGAGGTCTTACTTCCCTTGACAGCTGCATTAAGTTTCGGGCAGCGATAACCACTGTTTACTGTTATAGGCTTTCCCCACCATGTGCGTAACGGGTCCAGTACGTTATCCACCAAGGCAGTCAGAGCAGTCACATGCTCCTGTCTGCATCTGTTGTTGATACCCAAGCGGTCAGCAGTCGTTGACTTGCAGAGTTCCGCAATTGTAAAATACTTCATTTCTTTTCCTCCTTCTTGTTTTCATTATCAAACAATATCTGAGCCATGATCTTGGCAATATCATCCTTGTTCTCGATAATCACACTCATTGTGTTTTCTGCCTTGCGCAACTCCGCTTTTTCCCATGATTTTTCACGAACTGATTTAAACTCACAGAAAATGCAGTACCCCGTCCAAATCATTGAAAAAATAGGGAAGGGGATAATTACGCAGCATAACAGGTCAATGAAGCACAATTCTATGAACGGGGTGAAATACTTCTTCGCTTTGACGGCTGTTTTCTTATACCCCGTGGATGTTCTTGCCTCTCCCCGTTGTTTGGCTTTCATAACTCCCGTAATAAGGTCCACTAACATCGCCCCCATTGTAGCCGCAATACACAAGGCTATAAGCACAATATGTATCATCATGTGCTCGTTGATAAAATTGTAGATTACATCTCTCATTGAAAGTAAGTTTTATATAATAGATTTTACATAGCTTGTAAATCCATATTTTTTTATTATATGTGACACATCCTCATTTGTAAGATTATAAAACTCACCTTTTATTTTTTTATCTGCAAATTTGAGATGAAGTTCTTTTTCTATGTTTTTATCAAGAACAGCCAATATAGATAGATATGGATTCCCACAAGATAATGTCTGAATACGAACGGATATATCTGAAGAAGAACCTATTTTTACAAGACCTGTATTCTTGTCTTTCATAAGATATGTACTTCTATTTTTACAATTTTTGGGAGGATTACTTAATACTTCTGCCATAGTTTTAAGTATCGCATAATGCAACATCTTACAATCTCCGAATAAGTAACTATTTACAACTACAGCTTTGTCAAAATTACCAAGGAGCGCATATTCTATTAATGAATCAGCTAATTCAAGTTGCGTTAATACGCTACCGTCAGCACAAATTATACATTTTGTGTAACAATCTTCATACAACTTTATACAATCTCCTAAATCAGGATACATTGTTTCAATAAAATCCTTTAGGCTATTGGTTAAAACTTGATCATTCTGACCTTTAAAAACTAAATCTGTCATATTACCTAATTTTATGTTAACTTTTAATTACCGTCAATTACACGTTTTGGATTACCCGATTTTCAAACTAACCTTTATTTTGTATGACAAAAAAAGAGCCTGCCACGGAAACTAATCCGCAACAAGCTCTTGGCTTTATCAAATATGTAGTATGTCTTTTCGTCATAATCAATGTGGCGTGCATCTTCACACGCTTCCACAAAGATAAATATTGCTTCTCTCTTTCGCAAATAAGAATACAAAAAAAGAACGACCGCTAGCAAAAAGCACAGCAGCCGTTCAATCCACGCCCTACTCTCTATCCCATTTTCCCAAGAAGACAATAGCAAAGATATCAAACAGGTTGTATCCACATGGAAAAAAGGTTAATAAAATATATGTTGTATAATCTGTTATTTTAATTTAGATTAAACAAAAATAATATTTAAATTGTTTGTTAATAAATAAATTAATTTGTTCCTTTGTAGCAGGCAATAGCCTTCATGGTGTGAAGTTACACCATACCCACTTTTAGAACGTGATCACTGTGGAGGCAATTGCTGTATTATAACGGCGGTTGCCTTTATTGTTGAACAATGAAACAATGGTTTAAGATACCTTCTTTAAAGAAGTCGAATAAGGATATGTATAGTGATGCTACTTATCATGGTAAAGATGATGGTGGTAATTTTATTTATGTTCCTAAATGGGTGGAAAATCTGTTTTCTGACAATAGAGGGAATATAGATTTTGACATGTCGACCGTTGAAGGGAAATCAAGAGCCTTACATGAATGTTGGCCGTTTGCAATGGTTCTAGATCATTGCGGAAGAATGATGCAGAATGGGCGGTATTATGTGACGGATATTAACGGAAACGAGAAGAGGAGTTTTAAAGACATTGTGACTCTTTTGAATCGTCCGAATGTGATACAGAGTGGGCGTTCTTTTATAAAGCAGATTGAGATATCTTTGAAGTGTTTCGGATTTTGCCCTGTCTATACACTAAGAGCTTTAAAGTCTGATCTCCCTAAATCCATGATGGTAATACCTCCCGAATTATTCTACATGGAATCATTCGGTAAGGGCCCGTTTACTCAAACAGAGCTTTCTTCAATTGCTAGTAAGGTATATATACGTTGGGGAAATGAGAATATAGAACTTGGTGATGAGGAGTATTTTGTCATATACGATTCGATAATGGATATTCCAAGTAATAATGGAGGGAGAATTACCTTCCACTCCCCTGTGGACGCATTATCTACTCATACTCGAAACTATATGGCTCAACTGATAGGGAGAGGAAACCTTATTGTTAATGGAGGACCTAAAGGGATACTATACGGGAATGATACGACTGACGTAGGGAATGCAGCTATTACTCCGTCTGAATCCAAGAAATTGCAGGATGATTTCAAAAGGAAATATGGTATAGTGCATAAGTTGTATGAAATCATGGTGACTCCTAAGAAACTAGGGTGGATTACATTGGGGTCAAATACAGACCAATTGAAGCTTCATGAGGAGGATAAGGCGTGTTTGGAAGCGATAGCTCAGACGATAGGCTTTGACCCCAATCTGATTATACAAGGAAGTACTTATGATAACTCTTCTCAAGCAAAGAAAGCGGCATATCAGGATCTTATTATCCCTGACAGTGAATCTATAACAGAGGTTCTGACTAATGCTATATGTAAGGACAGGGCAATAATCAAAATGGACTTCACTCATGTCTCTTGCCTTCAAAAGGATATGAAAGAATTGGCGGATGCCTTGTCTACAGCCTCTAATGCTGTAGCTTCATTGTATAACAATCGGCTGATTACTTTTGAAGAAGCAAGAACCGAAATGTCCAATTTTACAGATATTGATCCTGATAACCCTAAGGGAGAATTTAAAAGTGAAATAAATAATGATGGAGACAAGCAAATACAAGAACAGGTTGGGGAAGCAGTATAAATCCTTAGCTTTTTATGCAAAGGAGATACAATATGATTCTGGCAGTAGAACTATCAGTGGTTATGCTGCGGTTTTCAATAACATTGATAAGTCCGGTGACATGCTCCTGAAAGGTTGTTTTTCAAAAAGCATACAGGAGAGAGGCCCGGGAAGTTCTGCTAATGATAAGATTATCATGTTGTGGATGCATGACATGCATGAGCCTATAGGACGCATTACGCTTCTGCAAGAAGATGAGAAAGGGCTTTACTTTGAAGCGTCTATTGATGATGTGGAAAGAGGAAATCAAGCGTTGAAGCAGCTTGAAAGTGGCACTTTGAACCAGTTCTCTATAGGTTATAGTTATGTATGGGAAAAATGTGAATATGACAGGGAACGTGATTGCTTGGTTGTAAAGGAAGTCATTCTGTATGAGATATCCGTAGTGTCCATAGGATGTAACGGAGAAACTGAATATCTTGGTCTGAAATCGGCAGAAGAATATGAAAGTGCGTTGGAGTCACTTCCGGTTGAAATAAGTGATGTATGTAAAGGACTTCCGATAAGAAAGAGGGAGGAAATCCAAATGTTAGTAAGAAAAGCGATGTCACTCGCTCGATACAAGCCGGCAGACAAGCCACTTGATGAAGAGGGAGCCGATGAAAAAATAAAACTATTTACAAAACCTTTAAAACTTAAAGAAGCATGAAATTTGACTTTTTAAGCAAAATTGATTTGTCGGTAATGGATGAGGTTTCCGTGAAGTCATTACAGGCGTTGCAGGACGCAATAAACGCTACTGTAGGCGATTTCATGGACGATACTATCGACAAAAAAACTTTTGAGGATAAATTAAATGAGGTTTCTCAAAAGATAGATTCCGAAAAGGAATTGGATACAGTGCGTAAGGAACTTGGTGAGATGAAAGAGATAATCGTTCGCATGAAAGGTGCAATGCATAAGAATGAAGACGGGCAAATGGTGTTCAAGTCTGTAGACCAGCAGATTGAAGAGCAATTGAAGGATTTCATCACAGTAGGCAAGCACGGAGAGAAAACTGTGGACTTGAAAACGGCTTGTAAGCAGTCCCCCGGTTTTAAGAAAAGCCTTACGCTTATTATAAACAAGAAGGAGGTTGATCCCTTGAAGAGTACGGGTGTGGCACCACATTATAACATGACAATTGATAGTCAGTTATCTGTTGATCCACGTTCCCAGACTGTAATCCGTAAATTTGCCAATGTGGCAGCAATATCTACACGATCATTGACTTATGCGGAGTTCAATCCGGGTGAAGAAGAAGCCGAATGGGTTCCAGAAGGCGGTCTTAAGCCTATGATGAGCGGTACATTGGCAGAAGTTACTATCAATGCTGGCAAAGTGGCTCTTGGCACAAAAGTAACCGAAGAAACATTATCTGATTTGCCTCAGTTGGTTGCGGAGGTTAGGGCTGAGATTATCAATCGTATTGGTTTGAAAGAAGAAGAAGGTATTCTGTCTGGTACTGGTTCCGGCGGTCAGATTAAAGGGATTGGGAGTGATATACCTACATTCTCTTTGACAGCTCTGAAAGTAGAGAAACCCAACACTTATGATGTTATTGTTGGTATGTATACACAGATTGTATCAATGTCCAATATGGCTTATCGTCCAAACCTTGTGCTTATGCATCCTCTTGACTATGCACAGATGCAGTTGACTAAGGATGTTAATGGACAATATCTCCGTCCTTTCCGTATTGGTGATGAACTGATTCAAGGTTTGAAAGTGGAAACCAGCACTGCAATCAAACAAGGTGATATTTGGGTTGGCGATTTTAACTATCTTAACATCCGTGATGTATGGGTTCTTACCATTACACTTGGATGGGAAAATGATGATTTCACTAAAAATATGGTGACTATCCTTGGTGAAAAACGTCTTATGGTGTATATTAAAAAGCAATATAAAACTGCATTTGTCAAGGATAAGATTGCGACCGTTATTGAAGCTATAACCCCTGCCGGTATTGGCGGATAAATTTATTAAACATTATGAAAGTAAATTTGACTAAAACTTATGAGGTTGAGTTCGCAAAGGACGGGGCCGTTTATAAAAAAGGTGATAAAGTAAGTGTTAATATGTTACTTGCAGGTAAGTTCTTCCAAGATGGACGTGTTGCCACTGTTCCTTCGGAATTGATGGAAGACGCTAAGGAAATCGGTGCTGAAGATTTGTTCAATAAAAAGAAGAACCTCAAAGATATTGTGTAATGTTGGTGGATTATACTTTTTTCCAAGGTGGTATTCTTGATATCGAAGGTGCAGTATTGAATATACATACTCCTTCTGAGACTAATAAGGCAATTGTTGACAGCCTTCAAGGCTTTGTAATGCAATATGAGCCGGAATATTTAGAGAAGCTCCTAGGGGAAAAGTTGTATAAGGAATTCTCATCCTATATTTCCAACGATGGAAAAACTAAGGAAAAAAGATGGGATGATCTTATAGCGCATCTTGTCATGAAATATAGTGATGGCGATAGGGAGATTTCCAAATCCCCCATCGCCAACTATATATACTTCCATTACTTGAGACATAATCACACTCAGGCGACTATTACAGGAGTGAAGGCTGATGGAGATGATGGCCGTCTTGTAAGTCCCGAAAGGAAAATGATGTTTGCATGGAACGACATGGTAAGAATGAATATCAGACTTGTGAGATGGCTTCAAGGCAATAATGCGGACTATCCGGATATCGCCACCGATTTCGAATTGATGGAAACAATTAATTCCTTTGGGTTATGATAATTGATATAATATCAGATGTATGTGCTTCCTTGTCAAAAAGAATGGATCAACAGATAAATTACATATATGGTGACAGTTCTTATATAAGGGAAACACTTCTTCTTCTTGGGAAAAGCAGGGTGACAGCATCGGGAAAATTCCCAATGATAGGGCTGTATGTTCCCTTAGACGAGGAAAGGGATAGTGAGAATTATTTTTGTAAGGCATCTGTAAACATAATAATCGCTACCAATACACTGGAAAAGTATACAAATGAACAACGTCGTGAGATATCTTTTGAAGGTATTCTTCGACCTTTGTATTACGGATTCATAGAAGAGTTAAAAAAATGTGATAAATTTGATTTCGGTTACTCCGGTATTGTAAGCCATACATATTCAGAAAATTATAGTTTTGGAAGACGTGGCGCTGTTGATGTTGACGGTAAGGAAGTTGGCGAAAAGATAGATGCTATTGAAATAAAGAATTTGGATTTAACAGTTAAAAATCAGAATTGTTATGCGAACAGATATTAGAGAGTGCGGCAGCACGTCCGGATTTAATACTGGAATGAGTTACTGCCCCCTGCAACCGGACAAGGTCGCAGGTGTTATATTGGTCATTCATGGCAAAAAACTGCCCAAAGGATTGACTGCTGAGGCTTTGGAGGAAGCCTGTCATGCTGATTATCCGGACAGAATTTATCCTATTACAGGATTTTCGGAATACGCGGTAAGCGGCGGTGAACCCAATACAACAGAAAATGGTTATGCCGGGTCGGAAATAACGGGCTATTCGGCAAGGACGGATACATTCACGTTGCGTAAGTTTAATCTAGCTTTACAAGCTAATCTTGTAGCCAACAAGGATACATTGTTTGATATGTATGTTTTTGACAAGAATAATGTAATCTACGGAGAAGATGACGGGACAGATGAACTTGCGGGTTTTGCATTATCTGGTGTTTACCCTACAGGACAGGCTTATGATTCAAGCGGTCAGAAGGCTTATCTTGCGTTTAATGCGATGTATTCCGATACCGAGAAGATGATGAAAAACATGTCTGTAAAGCAAGCGGGTGTCAATTTGGAAAATGTTCTCAAGGGATTGAATTACGTTGAGTTTGTCAAAATGACATCTCCTGAAAATACATATAAGCTCGTGGATCATTATGACCGCACGGATCTTACTGCATATTATGGATCTATATTGTCTGAGAAGGCTTCAACGGTCGTTTCTGGTGCATCAGCACTGGAATACAGTAACGGTGTGCTTACAGCGACAGGAGGTGTGCCGGTGCTTAAATCTCCTTCTATTTTACAGGCTAATGGGGTCATTGGAATTGAACAATGGGTACAATGAGAATTAATGGAGTCACATTTATAGAGTCCGAGGTGGTCAAACTTTCATTGGATGAGTTTGTCGCTCAGAATATAGATGTATTCTGGAAGGACATTTCTAGAGAAAGGCGGAAATCAAGGCTGGTTTCCGTATATAATAGAATTATCAATAACAGTAATTTAGGAGGCGGGGGAGATTGATCCCCCGTTTTGCTATGACATTGGAGGAATACGCGAGATGTTGGAAGAAATTGGCTGATGGCATTCAGCCAATGATAAGGGATAAGATGGAAAGGGATGTTCCTCAGTTTGAGGAATATATACGAGAACAGCTATATAGTGGTGTTGATGGCGATGAAAGTCCTTTAATTCCCGGATATACAGAGGACCCATACTTTAAAAAAACTTATGGAGAGCATTGGAAGAAAAACGCCGAACGCTATAAAAATTGGAAGACAAAGATACAGAAACCGAAACCTTCATATCTGGGTTTTTCTGCAAGAGGGAACAATACTCCAAACCTTATCATACGTGGAGATTTTTATAGTTCCATCACGGCAATACCAATATCAAATGGTATAAGGATTGCCAGCTATGGCGTTTCTTTTGGTTCTGATATTGAGAAGAAATATGGTTATAAAATTTTCAAGGTAAGCTCCAAAGCAAGGAGGCATTATGTTACGTACAGGCTTATGCCCTCTATTGAGAAATTTATAAGGAGGTGCGAACTATAAAGTATTATTAACAAAAAATGGAATTGAACCGAATTATGAAAAACTGCTTGTGCCAAGGGAATAAGTCAATGAGGGAAATGGAGCATATGCGATCAATCGCAGAGAAGGCTGCTGTTATGGATGAATGTGTTTATATATTATACAAGGTTGGAGATGTGTATAAATTCTGTCGTGAAGGTGAAAACTGGTCGGGTGAGTTTGTTGAATTCATATTTCCGTAAAATGGTGATTTTTATCATTCTATTATTTTGGCGTTTCCCGTATTATTTATTAATTTAGCAACAGCGATAGATAGAGGTTTCGCATAGAAAGATATTATATATTCATTAAGAGTAATGGATATGATGCGGTGGCCGACTCCTCTATATCGGTTGCCGCATTTTTTTATATCCCGTATTAAGATGTACGGAACATCTTGTGAACGAAAAGACATGAAAACGAATCAAATCATGATTCGCCCAATGGGTGAATTTACAGTTAGTCAGAGAACAAAAGATAGCTATTTTGACGGTGGGGACTTGTTACGTCAATGGAATTCAGTAAAAGGAAATGAACAAAGAAAAATGGATGAGTTTCTTTTGGCTAAAAGAACTGGAGATTTTATAGAAGCGCTCATAGCTGAAGAACGTGAAAATGGTTTAGGGGAAAATTCCCCTAAAATTGATAATCAGGTAGTTAAGAAGAGTAAGGTTAAAGAGAAGGGTAAAGCTGGCAGACCTAAAGAAGAAGTATGGATGCATCCTTTCTTATTTACCAAATTTGCCATGTGGATTAATCCTCGCTTTGAAGTAAAGGTAATACGCTTCGTATATGATGAGATGATTCAATACCGTAATTTAGCTGGAGATGCTTATCCTGCTATGTGTCATGCCGTTTGTTCAATACTCCCTGGGGATATATTCCAGAAAAAGATTAAGGACTTAGCCAAGTCTCTAAACATCATAGTTTATGGCAAACATGAATCAGAAATGCGTAATAAGATTGGCGATGAAGATAAAATCCGCGAATTATATGAGTTAGAATTACAGATAGCTCAATGGATAGATTTAGGCTTTATCAAAGACTATAACAGCCTTAAATCTACATTGACTAAATTGTATTACCGAAAATATCCCAATGTTCTCCCAATGTAAATATTGATTTTTCCTCAAATGTCTTGTGCGAAAAGATATTTATTTTTTAATTGAAAAACAAAACTATCATTTATGTTGTAATTTAGATTTTGTCTAAATTGTGAATGTAATATTTAATAATTGCGTTACTATATATTACTATGCGTTACTTAGTATTACTATTAATTGATATTGTCTTTTGTTTAATATTCATACCATTGTATAAGATAAAAACATCATTTACCTTTGTATATGTAACAAGTGCAAGGCGTTACTTGATGTTGATTAAATATTCTCCTATTGGAGTTTATATATGACTGTTCCGTAGTAGCTTGCACCTATTACGGAACTTTCTTTTTATACAATTCCAAGCGTGGATAGTATAAGGGAGGAAAGCAGGAGTGAATAATGGCACAATGAGGTTCGATCCCTCACCTGCTACAATCAGTCAAAATAAATCCCCGGAGGCGGAAGTGACTGAGCCGCCAACGGGGAACAATATTAATCTTATATCGCAAAGATATGGAAAATTTTAATAAGTTAATACCTATTGATGGGGAAAATGGCGAAAAAAGAACAATAAGTTCACTGGAGATTGCGGAACTCACAGGTAAGCAACATTCAAATGTAATGCGAGATATTCGCAATCTATTATCGCAAGGTGTAGCCGAATCCAATTTTGGATTGGGGTCATACACAGACGCTAACGGTCAAGAAAGACCTCTATTTAATCTAACTCCGAAAGGTTGTCTTATTCTTGCTTCGGGCTATGATGCAGTTCTACGTGAAAAAATCATAGACCGTTTTCAGAAAGGCGATAGTGTAATGGTAAATGCAACACAGATGGCTAAATCTTTCGGCAAAGAGCCTAAATTTTGGCTAATGAACCAATCTACAACAGATTATCTAAATGAACTATCCAAAGTAAGAAATCTAACTTTGACTGATTTAGTGCAGGTTACGAAAGGAGGTAATAATCCCGGTACTTGGATGCACGAAGATGTAGCCTTAGAGTTTTTATCCACATTATCAGCCGTTAGGATAATTCCCCTAACGGGTTTGGTAGATAAAGCCTTCAAAAAAATATTGTTTTCGTTTGGTAGCTTAAGGAATTGTTGTACCTTTGCAGTGCTACAAGTTGATAGAATTATCTATCTCGCAGAGCAAGCGGTTAAGTTGCTCATATTTTATATGGGTATTTTTTATGCTCATACTTTAGGATATTGGCGGTTGCCTATACGTAAGTTATTGTGTGCTCTTCGGGGTAGACTATCAACTTGTAGCAGCGTATATGGTAACCGCTTTTTGTTTGCCTATTGCCTTCATAAATAACTTTTAAATGCTACAAGTTATGACAGATTTAATTTTATACAAAGAAACGATGAGTTCACTTGAAATAGCTGAACTCACTGGAAAGCGACATGATGCTATCTTACGTGACATCAGAAACTTACTTAATCAAGGAGTAAACGCCCACAATTTTGTGGAGGTTGAATACACCGATAAAAAGGGTGAGAAAAGACCTTGTTATGAACTTACAAAGAAAGGTTGCCTAATCCTTGCCAGCGGATACGATGCAAAACTCAGGGAAAAGATTATAGATCGTTGGGAAGAATTGGAAAGGGACAAACAAAACGGGAATTTTCAAACTCCTAGCACCTACATTGAAGCATTGGAGGCTTTGGTAGCTTCTGAAAAGGAGAAAGAACGGATGCGTATTGAATCGGAGCAACAGAAAAAGCAAATCGAACAGAAAGATGCTAAGATAGAGAAGCTCCAGCCCAAAGCTGACTTTGCCGACAAAGCCTTTGCGATGGAAGGCAAATGTGATATAGGACAGGCTGCCAAGATACTCGGCTTACCATTCGGACGAAATACCTTGTTCAAGAAGCTTCGTGAAGCAGGAGTATTCTTTGCTAACAGGAATGAGCCAAAACAGAAATATATTGATGCAGGCTACTTTGAGATGAAAGAAAAGCCTATCCCAAGAGATAATCATCCGGGCTTTGTCGTGATGGTTGTGCTATGCACACAGAAAGGGCTTGCATACATCAATTACCTGTTTGGTGGCAAACGTTCTGACGGAAAATTGATGAAAATAGCCTAATTTAAATCTTACATATTAATCAAGTCTTTCCCACCTTATTTTACGAGGTGGGCAGACTCTTTACATCCATAACAGTCGCGATTCGCAACACAAATAAAAAGACTATGAAAACAATAGATAAACTTGAAATTATACTTCAAAAAATGGAAGAACAAAATAATAGACTTGAACAGATATACGGCAAGCATCTCAAACTGATTGTATGCACTGGGAAAAGAAGTGAGAAGGTGAAATTTAAACATGAAGATTGAAATGCTATGTATCTAATTTATTTATACAATATTCTAAATTGCAAACAAATATGTTGTAATGTTTGCAATTGAATTTGAAAATATTGTACTTTGTAAAAAATAACTAATTAAAAACTATAGATAATGTCTGCTATTTTAATGATTGGAGTGATAGCAATAATAGTAATTGTTGCACTCAACATGGGAAAAGGAACTAAAGCTGAAGATGGGGATTTTGTATTGAGAGCTATTGCAGGGGATAATGATGTCGCTCTTGTTTTAGAAAAAATAAAAAGTGAACAAAAGGGAAAAGTAATAATACCTAAAGGGGTTACGACTATTGGTTATGAGGTTTTTAAAGGAATGATTTATATTACTGATGTTACTATCCATGAAAAAGTAAAAATAATAGGTCAAAGAAGTTTTAAAGATTGTTTGGGCCTTGATTTTTTATATACAGGAGAAGGAACGGAAAGGATTGGAGATGAATCTTTTGAAGGATGCTTAAATTTAAAAGTTATTACTATTGGTCCTAGAACCAAAAATATAGATCCTAATGCTTTTAAAAATTGTCCCAATATAGCAAAAATAAATATAGAATGTTTGACTCCTCCAGATATTTTTGAAAATTGCTTTGATGAAGATGTGAAAAAGAATTGTATCTTATATGTACCTAAAGGTCGTTTGGAAATATATTCAAGGGCAATAGGATGGAGTAAATTTAATAACATTCAAGAAAACGAATGATAAAAAATGAGGTTGTATCAAATGCTGATACAACCTCATTTTTTATTTTCTCACCTTCATAATATCAATAAAATCACTATCTTTGCTTTTAGAAGGTGCATGAAGTCATGCACTACCCAAAACTTACGAAAAGACCATGGCAGGAGCAGAATTTAAAATTACTGATGCGATTGATCCTAACATCGTTAAGAAGTTAAATGAGATAAGGATTAATATTCAAACCACATCTTCCGAATATGCGAATTTCACAAAACAATTAAGTGATGGCATAAATTTTAAGCCGGGTAATCTAAGAGAATACCAGTCTAAAGTTGACAGTTATAATGCTACAATTACCAAATTATATGCTTCTCAAAATAGGTTGTCTGAATTACAGGCTAGTCAATTAAAGTTATTGACCGATATTTCCCGTAAGATAGAGCTTCTTACCAAACCATTGAATACATTGGCAGACAAGATAACGGAAGTAAAAGTAAATTTGAGAGGTGCTTCCGAAGACTTGAAGAACGTGTCACAGGATGCGGAAACTGCTTCTGTTTCATTCCAAGAGGCATCTAAGAAAATATCCATGACTGCTGCTGATTTTGATTCAATCCGTCAGACGGTAAAGGCTTTTGATACACAAGCCTCCGAATTGAACAGTAGATTAAGTGATAACAAAGAAATAATTTCAGCCTTAAGAACATCTCTGAAAGAATTATCGAAGGAGTATAAGAAAGGTGCTATCAGCGAAGAGGAATACAAGTCCAAAAGAGATGCTACGGTATCCCAGTTACGCACGCTGACAGAGCAGAATAAACAATATTTGGCGATATTGAGAAATCATACACAGGTAGCGATTGCCACTACAGGAAGCTATAACGAGATGAAGGCTTCAATGCTTCAGTTGGAAAAGGAATATTATAACCTTTCACAAGCTGCACGCGAGGGAGCAAAAGGTATGGATATCTTGAACAATATCGGCAAGCTGAATCAACAATTAAAGGATATAGATGCACAGATGGGCAATTACCAACGTAATGTGGGTAATTATGCTTCTGGTTGGAATGGCCTTAATGTTTCCATACAACAGATTGCGAGAGAACTTCCGGCTTTGTCTGTTAGTGCCAATACTTTCTTTCTTGCCATATCCAATAACCTTCCTATATTTATTGATGAGTTAAAGAAAGCAAGGGTGGAATATGAACTTCTTAAAAAATCGGGGCAGACTGCTACACCTGTATTTAAACAGGTATTGAGTTCCCTTCTTAGTTGGCAGACGGCTTTAGTTGTTGGGATAACTCTTTTATCGAGTTATGGAGGTGAGATAACCAAATGGGTGGGTAGCCTGTTTGATGCGAGAAAAGAAATTGATTATCTAAAACAGCTTCAGGAGGATTTGAATAAAGCTCAAAAAGAAGGTGTGAAAAATGCCCAAGATGAAGCTATTAAATTGGATATATTATATAGGGCTGCTGTCAATTTGAATAAACCTATGGGAGAGCGGGAAAAAGCCGTTGAGGAACTGAAAAAGCAATATCCTTCATACTTTAAAAATATAAGTGATGAAAACATTCTTGCAGGTAAAGCGGCTGATAGTTATCAAAGGTTATCTAATGCCATATTAGCTTCGGCTAAAGCTAGAGCTGTGCAAGATCGGCTTGTAGAACAGGCTAAACAAAAATTAGACTTGGAAGATCAGTTGGCAGAAAAAGAAGAAAAACGTGCGAAACTTGAATCTGCTAGAGATCAGATGAAAGCACAATATGAATCCAGTCAAGGGGCAGCTATGGATACAGCTAGAGACATGTATGGGAAGTTAAACAAGCAGGTTGAAGACTTGGATAAAGAAATAGGTTCTTTATTAAATCAGTTATATCAAGCAGATAAGGCTAGTAGAGATATGGCAAGTTCTATTAACATTGGAGATGTTACATTTAATCCTCATTCTGCCGATAAAGCATCGGATGATTTAGCGCAATACATGGGGAATCTTAGGAATAAAATGGCTGACTTGTCCGTTTCTCTCATTAAAGATGAGCATGAACGTAATCTTGCTGCCATAGAGAAAGAATATAAAGACCAGATAGCAGCTGTAAAGGGATATTCTGAGGAAGAGAACAAACTTCGGGAAATGTTGGGCCAAGAGAGAATGCAGAAGATAGCGAAAGAGAATGAGGAATATGCTAAGAAGTTGGCAGAGGCTGAGAAAAAAAGGATCGAGGAAAAGAAAAAGTATACTGATGAGATGCTCAGACTGGAAGAGGAACAATCATCTCTCCGTATAGCAGCTACAAGTACTGGATATAAGGAACTTGAAAATATTATAACAGAAAATTACTCAAAAGGGCTGCTATCGCGAAAAGAATACGATGAAGCCATGCGTGAACTGGAGCGGAAAGCCGCAAACGAGCAATTACAGATACAGATAGATGCTGCTGAAAAAATGATTGAGATAGCGGAAGCATCGGGCGTGGTAAGCAAGCAACAAATTGAAATGCTGAGAGAATCCATAAAGGCTATGGAAGCAGAGATAGGTTCTATAAATGCGGATGATCAGTTGAAAAAAGCGGAAGAGCAACAGGATATCACACGAAGGAATTTTGAAGTGTTGAAAGGTTATTCTTCTGCATTGAAAGATCTTGCATCGGATATCGATAGCCCGTTTGCCGGTATATTTGATGGGATGGATAAGGGATTCAGTATTATGTCTGATAAGATATCGGGTGTTTGGAAAGAACTTACAGACGGTGAGAAGATGGAAAGAACTACCGAGATGTGGGCTTCTATGGTTAGTGGAATTGGTGAAATGATATCATCCATTTATGATCGCCAGATTGAAGCTATTGAGGCTGAACAGGAAGCGAATGAGAAAGCTGGTGAAGAGGAAATTTCCCGTATAGAGGTTTTAGAAGAAAGAGGTGCTATAACAACTGAAGAAGCCGAAGCGCGTAAACGTGCGGCGGAAGATAAAACGGCACAAAAGAATGCCGAATTGGAGAAGAAAAAAGCTACATTAAGAACAAAACAGGCAAAGTTTGAGAAAGCTACCAGTATAGCTGAGGCGGCTATACAGATAGCAGGTGGTATTTTGCAGACGATAAAACAATTGGGCTTCCCTGCTGCAATACCTATGATAGCTGCTCTAGGTGCTATGGGAGCGATACAGCTTGCTACTATTATAGCGACTCCTATTCCGAAGTATGCCAAGGGTACTGATTCGCATAAAGGCGGATTGGCTGTAGTGGGTGATGGTGGTGTCCCTGAAACAATCGTTACTGAAAAAGGAGCGTATATTACTCCGTCTGTCCCTACTTTGGTTGACATCCCTAAAGGTGCGAAGGTTATACCTTATGCAGTGGATATGGACAGGATAAAGGCTCATGCAAATGATTTTGATGGTCTTATGGCATATAGAAGCGAAAACGATCTTCCTCCTGTATCAATAGTTAATGATTATAGTGAACTGGAGAAAAAGATAGGGCATCTGGAAAAATCACAGCAGATAGGATTTGCAAAATTAGCCAAGGCGATAAGAGAAAACAATTATCAGCAATTTTCAAAAAGTATCTGATTATGAGGTATACAAGTGACATATATGAACTTCCCTTGTCCGTTTTTATAGAGATTTATACCAATGATAGCAATACTATTGAATTTGACGGTGAGGACAAAGGGGCTGTATCGGCAAAAATTATCAATGACTATGTAGAAATTGTCGGGAGCAAACAGTTGTTCTCTGAGATATTGAATTGTAATGAGCGTATGAATCTTGCAATGACTGTGGAGTGCATGAAGGCATGTGAGAACATGATGAAGTTGAAAATGTATGATGAGGTGCGTGATATTCTGATGAAGATAGGTTATTCGTGTAAAAAAGGTGATGTAATGGCTATGAATGCTAGAATATCCGCATTAAATTCCCGTGCACAATATGATTTGGATAAGATAAGTAAGGAAAAGAATGAGGAACTGAAGGAGAAGCCTACAAAACGTGGATTTATAAATGAAGTTGTCGCTATTGGGAAGTATAATAAGATGTATATCAATCTGAAAGAATGGACCGCCGGATCTTATGCCTGTCTTGTAAGGCAGACATGTGACGAAATCGATGGGTTGAATCGTAAAATGAAATAATTATGTATTATCGATGTGAGTTACTTATAAATGGTCTGAAGTACAGGGTTACTGATGATCTTGAAAATTGGGACGAGGTGAAGGCTAGTTTCAAGAGAAATGACTATGACGGTGTTATCCGTACATTTTCCAACAAATTTTCTTTTGCTGGGGATGCTAGAAAATTGCTGTTAAAACAATATGATGAAGATTATTTGAATGCTTCTGCCTCAATAATAATAAGTACAAGAAATAACAGTTGGTTGTATAATGAACGGTTTAGTTGCGCTCTCAATTTTTCTACATTGCAGGATAATGGTCGTATCTTACAGATAAATGCCGTGGATGATAGCGTGGCGTCCATGATAAAGTCAAAAAAAGGAACTCAATATGAATATTCGGTCGAAGAGGTGAAAAGCCCCATTCCTCTTGTTTATGACGGACTTGAACTTTCAGAATCAGCAAAATGGATTCCTACAGGTGATACATTGGAAGACGATGACACTCTTATTAATGTTTATTTCAGCAAGAAAATGTCACCAATGCCAATATATATAACTGCCAGTGATTCCTTAATAAAGGGGTCTCTTGAATTTAATGATCAAACAGTAGGTGGTGATGATGTATATTCGATAAAGGCCCTGAAATCAATTAGGATAAATATAGAGTTTAATATTGATATGTTTGTGTTTAGGAAATATCAGTCTGGTGCTTTGGGATATGATGTAAGAGGTGTGAGGCTCCAGATTATGAAGATAAGTAATGAGATTGATAGTAATGGGGAAGCGGTGACTACGGAAACGGTGATAGGAAGTTTTGAACTTACGACAGAATCAGAAACGCCAGTGGAAAAGAAGGTTTCGGAATCGTACAATATAAGTCTTTTGCATAATGATAAAATAATAGTGAGAGCTATGTATGTCAATGAGAAAGAAGAGATTGTACCTGTATTGCCGGATTTGCCATACAAAGTCTCAACATCAAGTTATTTTAAAGCATCATGGAAAAATCGAATAAACCCTGTTGAGATGGATGTTATAAAGCCCGATACATTGCTGAACAGATTGCTTAAAAGTATTAATGGAGAGAAAGATGGTTTGACTGGAGTGATTGAGGGGACAGGAGATAGAAGGCTTGATAATTGTATGCTCTTGGCGGCTGAATCAGCCCGTAAGATTCCTGGAGCCAAAATATATACATCCTTCACCAAATTTGCAAACTGGATGAGTTACGTGTTTGGTTATGCTTACGACATATCCGGGAATACAGTAACTTTCCGGCATAGAAGCAAATACTTCTCGGATGATGTTGTCAAAAGGATAGATGATTTATCTGATTATGAGATGAAGGTTAATTCTGCATTGGTGTATTCTCGGATACGGATAGGCTTTGACAAACAGGATTACGACACGGCTAATGGAAAGGATGAGTTCCGTTTTACGAATGAATATACCACAGGCGTGACCATGACGGACAATAGCCTTGAAATGATATCTCCATACCGTGCGGACGCATACGGCATAGAGTTCCTTGCTGACAAAATAGGTGAAGATACTACAGACAACGAAAGTGACACTGATTTATTTATGGTAGGGGTGAAATCTGATTCATCTGGACTTAAGTATATATTGAACAGAGATTATCTTATGGGTGGCGTTCTCAGCCCTGACACAATGTTCAATGCCATGTTTTCCCCTTCTTCTATGGTTTTGGCCAATGAAGCATACATCGGCTCATCTGTTGAGATGCTTACTTTTGCGTCATCAGATGGTAATAGTGATGTGGGTATTGATGGAATGGGGGAAAGTAGGGATATAATTCTTTCAAAAAGGATGTTTACTGTGGCGGAGGTGGAATTTGAGACTTCGGATGTGGAACTCCCGGAAGATCTTACAGGAATTGTTGAACTGGAATACCAAGGCAAAGTTGTACAGGGATATTATCAGCAGGCTGATTACAATTTTACAAAATCACAAAGTTCAAAGGTAACTTTGATCGTGAAAAATTTTAATTCGTTATAAAGATTCAAATTTTAATTGTTATATTTGCAATGAAAGCTTGTGAAGTCACAAGTTACTAGAAACTTACGAAAAGACTATGATATCAATCGGAGATGTTTGTCCGTTATTCTTTAAACCGCTGAAATATAAATATTCAAATGCAGGATGTTTCAGACAAGTATTTTCTGTGTCAGACAACATCCTGCTGCAAATCTTTTGTGATAACGGCGAAAAACCTTCAGCTTATTTGAATGATAAGATCGGCAATATTTCCTCCAAGATAACACTGCTCACTTATGATGTAAATGAAAGCATTAAGATGTATTATGCCTCATTATCTCCTTCGGAGGGGATATATACAGTAACTATAGGCGATAAAGAATGTGAGGAGTTCTGCGTGTGTGAGAATATAGGTGATTCTATTCTGATTGAATATTCCCATAAAGATAATAATTCTGCGTTTGATAATATATTCTGGATTGATGAGGTCCGGCAGATGTTCCAGTTCAGAATAATAGGAGGATTCAAGCCGGATGGGGTGGAGTTGAAAGTTGAAAACGAACAGTTTGTGAATCAGAAGCAGGAGATAATAGAAATGTATTCTCTCCCTTATAAAACATTTGATTTTGTTTTCGGGACAAGTTGTGGCGTTCCGTATTATATAGCGGAGTTTATAAATAAGGTACTTTGCCTTTCTCACGTCAGCATAAACGGTAATTTGTTTGTACGGGAAGGGGATTCTGTTCCGGAAAAGATTGATACAATAGGTAAGAAACAGATGTTTATATATAAAGTGACTTTACGCCCTAGAGAAAACGATATTGCTGGGATCGGAGGCAAAACTGAGATCGCAACTTCTTCTTCAGGAATCGCGTTTTTACTAACTAATCCCGAAGAGGACGATGTGTTGAAATATAAGAAGGCGAAAGCTGCTTTTGTTAATGAAAATTACGTGTAATCATGGCTAGAAATCATCCTATAAAGATATTGTGGTACGGTTCGGAAACGGATGATGAAGGAAATCCGATTATACCGAAAATATCCCCGTCATTTGAAAAGCGACTGGAAGGGTTGAATGAGGGAGAGATATACATACATAATGATGATAATAATCCTTCTATTTACATAAGAACCAATAAGGACAGGGTTGTTGCCATATCGGGAGGTGCAAATATAGAGGAACTTTCCAAATACTTTCTTCGTAAAGATAAAGAAGATATCGCCAATGAGCTGATCACGTTTTTGAAAGGTCTTTTGATTGGTAAAAACGGTAGTGGAATTACTGTGCTTGAGAACGGTATGTCACAGGCTGTTGTCGATTATCTGTATGTCAAGGTCAAAGCCGTTTTTGATGAACTTGAGGTCAAGAAGAAAACGTATGTGGGTGGCGAGCAGGTGATTTCCCATGCAGGTATGAAATGCAACCGTGTAGATGAGTTGGATGCTGTTTACCGTTGTTATTTCAAGGAAGAGGAAGACGGAATTGAGATAGAGAACCAGTTTACTCCGGGATCTCTTGCCATAGTCCAGGAGTGCAATATCAAGACAGGCGTTTCTCATCATGTCGGCAACCGCTATTACTGGCGGTTGGTCACAGCAGTGGGTGAGAACTATATAGACTTGTCCAAGACCGTATGTGATCCTAATGTCGAGAACGATGTTCCGGTGGCAGGTGATGATATCGTGGGGTTAGGTCATAAGACCGATATGACCCGACAGGCGGCGATAATTCTCTCTTCGGTGAACGAAGTTTCTCCGTCCATCATCATGTATCAGGGTATTAATGATTTTACCTTGACTGGGAAAGATGTCATTTCTTTTGATTTTGACAAATCTACCGGCAAAGCCCGGATGAAGGTGTACGGAAATGCATACATTGGTGACAAGGATCGGACCACTTACATGGAATATACTCACGATAAAGGTGTTGATATCAAGGGTATGTTTCATATCGAACAAGGTTCCACTGGATGGCGTAATATGGAAGGTCTTCCGGATGAGATACAGGCGGCTGCCGATCTGGCCCAAAAGGCTCAGGATGCGATAGACAATGCGGCTGTCGGAAGTGTCAATCTGTTGCGTAACTCTGGGTTTACCGGGGATTATGAAAGTGAGACATTGTCCTCTGATACTCAATTGTCTGCTGATACCGAATTATATAGCAAGCAATTAAAGTATTGGACGGGTGTGGCTACCGTATCCGCAGATAGTGCTGCCGGCTCCAGGTACTCTGCTGCAATCGGTAGTTTGTCCCAATCTGTATCATTGATTAAAGGAGAAAGTTATGTTATCAGTTATAAAGCAAAGGGTACGTCTGTGTCTGTTTCGTGCGGCTCTTTCAGTGTTTCTCAGCCTCTCACATCCTCTTATCAGAGATATACCCATAAGATTACCTTCAATGGCAGTGGTATATTTCTCATCAGTGGTACCGCAACCATTTGTGATCTTCAATTAGAGCGTGGAACCATTGCCACAGACTGGAAACCGTCCATTTTGGATAACGACAAGGCAACAGCCGGTTTTCAGTCAATCAATTATATCGCCAGTGCGATCAAAGATGGTTCTGTGGATATTCTTGGTGGTCTGATTCTTGCCAATATGATTCAACTGGGCAACTACAAGGATGGTAAGATGCAAAAGGTCACAGCCGGAGTTAGCGGCATATACAATGATGATGATGATGTGGCATTTTGGGCAGGAGGAAAACTTGAACAGGCGATTCTTACCGTGATGAGGTTCCGTAATGATCCTAATTACCAGCCTACGGATGCGGAATGGGCGAACATGGCAAACTTCGTTGCCACTCATGGCGGTGATGTATTTTTGAGAGGATATATCTATGCTTTGGGCGGATATTTCCGGGGAAAAATTGAAATAGCCAATGGTAAGATACTGTTGAATGAGGATGGTTCCGGGCAGCTTGCCAATGGGAACATTAAATGGGATGCAGATGGAAATCCTGAATTTGTCGGGAAAGTGAAAGTTTCCTCACCGTCAGGTTACGAGATAACCATATTCCCTGAGGATGAATATGGAAGACCGTCAATTGATATTCATGATAATGATGGTAATTCGCTCTTAGATATATCCCTTCAATATGGATTGAAGGGTATGGTTCCCCGTATTTTTATGAATGACCCTTCCAATAGTGATGTATTGTATTTTCGCCCGGACAGTATGGTTGTCGAGCAAAGAGGAAGTGACGGTTATATATATCAAACCCAGATTATGGGTGGACGAATAATTATGGTTAAAGGTTCTGAGATTGTGTGGGATCAGAGCATATTGCCCAAATAAAATAAAGTGATATGGAACTTAATTCGATCAATAAAACAGGTACTTGGAGTGAGGCGGCAGATCGGCTTAACAACAACTTCAGCAAGACCTCCACTGAAGTGGAGAAGATCAAGCAGAACAGTGTCCGCAACAAGGGATTGTTTTCTACAGTAGAAGCATTGCAGGCTGCTGTCCCATCTCCTGTTGTGGGCGACTGGGCTGTCGTGGGAGATACCATACCGGGTCCTATATATCAATGTACGAAGAGAGGCGTATGGAGCGAAACAGGAACAACCGGAGGCGGTGGAAGTGTTGACCTTTCCGGCATCTTGAAAGCCGAGGAGATAGACGATGTTACATCAATATTATAGTTATGAAAATTAATTACCAATCCGATTTTAAAATTATAGAGAAGAACCTGAATGGAGACATATCAACTCCCTTCCGGTTTACTTACTTCAATCCGTTCAAGGGAAAGTTTATAGCCTCTTTTGATGGGCAAGAGTATGTGGGTTGCAGCCGTATGGAAGATGGCAGTCTGCTTGTCGCTTTTGACAACCCCGGCTTCTCCCCTGGTATGCTGAAGGTCAAACGGGAATACTTCATTTCTGATTCTGACTTTAGAGATGGCATCTGCAACCTTGTATCTATTGAAGATACAGGGATTGTGCTGACTACCGGGAAGACGGATGAGAGCACAGCGGAGATCATGCCCTATCCGGATTATGCCGCATACAATGCGGTGCAGAGCGTATCTCTGTCAGATCAGGAGTATGATGATGTGCTGAGTGATTTTAATAGTTAATAAATAATTACATAAAATAACAACAGCCCAAGTTCCGGCGGAACTTAGGCTAAAACAGGAGATATTATGGTAAAAATGCATAAACTGACGAAGGGTGGACAAACCATTTACCCGGCTACCATAACTGATGCGGTGGTTAACCCCAAAACGCGTAAGAGCTTGACTACGGAAATATCCGAATTGGAAAGTTCTTTGAATGGTGGTGATACCGGATATATCAATCTTAATATCCAATCGTGGGTAACAGGCCAGTGGACGGGAGAAGGATCATCATTGACTCATAATGATAACTCTTCTTATAAACGTAATACTGAGGTGAGTACTCTTATTAAAAGAGGCGCAGTTTTAACAATGTATGAAGCCTCCGGAAAACAAGTGAAAATGAATGGTTATGGTATTACATTCAAGTTCAGAGATTCCGCAAAAAACAAGGTAGAATGGAGATGGTATGAATCCGGTAATGGTATCCAGATTGGGAATACTGATGCTGTTGAGATTTATATGACTGTTGCATCATCCGGTATAGAGTCTTTGAACGGGTTTGTAATTAAGGGAGCTTATGTGAAAGGAGCCGGGGATAAAATCAGTGAGCTGACAGAAAATGTGGAATCTTTGGAACGATCTACGGCTGACAATATAGGACATATATCCAATCTTGACGAATCGGTTAATGGTGGCAATATTGGACGCATATATATTAATGAGAATGATCTGGTTACCGGACGCTGGACAGGTGAAGGGAAAAATCTGAAAGCAGATTCGATGGAGGGATATTTGCGAACGAAAGAAATATATGACATAAACTTGAAAGCCGGTGACTTGGTTTCTGTATATGACAAGACTGGAAAACAAGTGAAAGCCAACAGTCTCGGACTGAATATGAAGTTCAAAAACTCGACTAATACATCATCCATCATCTCCTATCAGGACAGCGGTACTTATTACAAGCTCAATGAGGATGCGACGCAGATGGCATTTTTTGGAACTTCGTCGGCCGTTGAAAAGATTACCGGTTACTTTTTCAAAGGATTTCGGGTTAAAGGCTTTGACGAAAAAATCAGTGATGTAGATGAGTCTATTCACAAACATATTAATGATGTAAAAATCACTGATTTTTATCATTCTCTTAAAATACTTTTCATCGGTTCTTCCTTTGGAGTTGACACGATTAATTACGTTGGAGATATAGCGCACAGTTATAATTTTAATATTGTTATCGGCAACCTTTATGTTGGCGCTTCTGGTATTAAGGATTATATAACATTTTATGAGTCCGACCGCAAAATATCCTACTATAAGTGGGGGTTGAATGCCACTGTCTGGGAGAATGGCACCAGTACGGTAAAAGAGGCTTTGTCCGACGAAGCGTGGGATTTTGTGATAATCCAAAACGGAGCATATCAATCCGCAGATGAGTCAACCTATTGGGATCAGGACGAGAAAGGGAATATTACCAAGAACTATGTGAATCTGTTTGCTGACATCATTGATAGATGTTGCCTGTTCTCGCATCCTGTAATCTGTTTTAACATGACATGGGCGTACAGCGTATATCATACGCTCTCATCATCGCAAGGATCGAAGGACAAGTGGCTGAGTTTCGGCATTAATCAAAAGCAGAGGCAGCTGGGTATGTATACGGAATTGTGCCGCTTGGCTCAAAAGGTATTGCAACATTGCCCGAAAGTAAAATTCGTCATCCCTTCCGGAACAGCCGTACAAAATGCCAGAGGCACGTTTTTAAGGACCGATACGACCATACAGGGAGTTGTGTCTCAATCCAATCCGGAAACGGGCACTCCTGTTACAACCGTAGTCCCAACCATAGAAGAGGCTGAATCAATGACTGACTTGAATCAGGCTGCGGTAGATTATCCATTCATGGCCGGTAAGGATAATAACTTCATGAACTGGCATTATGGTACAGATTTGAGCAGGGACTGTCTGCACATGACAGAAGGGATCGGAAGATATCTTGTAGGAGGAGCCTTATGGCAGATGATTGGTTATAAACTTAGTCACTTAAACTTCTTAGGAAATACATACCGGACGACTAAGGAAGACAAAACGAATTACAGAATCATAGCGGTTACTGACAGAAGAGCTAATATCGCTCAAAAGTGTGTGATTGCCGCATTGGATAACCCGTATGGGGTTTCAGACATTACGGAATAAAACATATACTTATGATACGAGAACTAATCATCAGAATAATGATCCATCTGTCCGTTGAAGTGCATCCGGATGCGGAATGGTTTTAAGCATAAGGGCTGACCTACACCAAGATCAGCCCTTACGTATTATAGTTATCGTTAGCGTTATTGTCGGCTGTCTTTTTGTATTTAAATGTTAAATATTACACAATATAAGAAAATATATTGTGATTTGTTTTGCCATTATATCACAATGTTGTATATTTGCATTGTGATAATAAAACAACAGATAATAACAAACAAAAACATACGATTATGAAAACTTTCGATTCTTTAAATGCAGATTTTCGCAGAGCATTCAAACAGGCGGCAAAACAAGGTATCGTTAAATTCACGGTTGAAGGAATTAAAGACGATCCCGATTCAATTTATCCAATGTTTGAGGTATCAAACAATCACGTTACTTACTATTCCGTGCAGAGACAAGAGAGTGTTTGTATAACTGATATGAAGATTAAAGCCGTTATATATTAATAAAATGCTGTGCTATCGGCATGACGGGCAAGTAATATGACAATAGAAGATAGATTAAAAAAAATAGGTGATTGCGATATTAAGATTATCAAATCAGAATGTGTAAAAGATGCGAAGTTGGTTATATTTGAATTTGACGAGTTTGACACTTCAGCTGCAATTATTTACAATACTGGCGAATTATTTCATTTAAAAGACTGGCAGGGAGGAGTTCCTGCAACCCAGAAGGATATCGAAGAATTTGATTGGTTGTCGGAAGATGGTAAAGATGCTATTGTTTTCGATGGACTACCAAGACTCTTAATATAAATCACTATAAGCTGTGCTATCGGCATGACGGGCATAAGCTTATGAACAGTTATAATATTTATGAGAAAAATAATGAGGCAACGATATTATATCATGCGATTGCCCGTGATGAAGATCAGGTAATGGAACTGGCTAAAGAGGCGGGGATTGATATGGATGGGTTGAGTATAGAACTGGAACGGTCTAATGTAAAGGATCAGTTGGGAAAACCATTATCAGCAATAATAGAGGATGCGTTAATATATTAATTATGGCAAGAAGACGATCTATTACCCTAGATCAAGAGTCTAGGGTATTGTCCCTATATAAGGACGGGATGGCTATCAAGGAAATAATGAAGGATACGGAAATAAAGTCTGAGCAAACGATATATAGGATATTGGACAGCAATGGTGTGCCCCGAAGACCGAAGGTTAATGGCGTGAAAAGAATACTTGTTATGATAGAAGAGGACGTGGCAGCTATATTGGATAAGGAGCAATCGGTATCATTATATGTCAATGAGGCTATAAGATTCTATCACGGTAACCGGCATTAATGCCGGTTATTTTTTTATTAAAACTATATTTAAAATCACGTTTTGAATCGTGTTGTTTAGATAAATTAAAGTCATATCATTTCGCAATACCCTAAAAATACCCACGAGAAAAAAAATATTAAAAATACACCAATACTTTTTGTATAACACCCGATGTTTTTTTATCAAAGCTTTGATATATCTTAAAAATATACCAATTATATATTATATTTTTTCGACACGTAATAAGCCAAGGAGGCGACAGAATAAATTGCAGCGCAATCATCTGAACCATTATAATCCAATATCCCATCCATAAACTCATTGTATTGCGGGATCTCATCATAGTCAGAACGAAACATCACATTATTTTTGATAAAATCCAGAAAAGCAGATACCCTAGCATCTGTTCCCATATTTTTATGCATAATTCTGACATCGTATCTATCCCTTAAGCCCCGTGCTATGGGGAAATAATTTTTCTCACTTTCAAACAATACTTCCACAGGAGATATGCCCTCTAAAAATGACAGGAGAACAGTCTCATCAAATGATTCTGTATATGTCACATTATCTATATATATTCCCTCATTTACATAGCACGAAACGATAATGAACTTTCCGGCATATTCGGGAAGAACATATACAAGTCTTGTCCCCTGAATATTTTTAGACATATCAAAATATCTCATATCTTTATTTTCCTGTTTAATTTTACTTCGTTTCCTTTTCAAGGAGAAACGAGTATATTCATCCTTGAATACCCATACGGTAATATATCGCAGACAATCCACCAAGTGACCGTATCTCTCATAAGACTGTCCTGTAATCTTATCCTTTACTCTTTTTTTCAGCATCCCTCCATTAACGTCCTTCTTGGCATTGTTATAATCGACTATCGAGTTTTTACATCCATCATCTACCGAAAATGACATTCCCGAGCCTCCATCGAGCATGTAGTTTACAAATTCACCTGACATCGGTACGGACGGGTTAGAAGCCGGTATCCTCTCCTCAACATGGTAATCGCTTTCCAGCCCTTCCACGAACTTATCAAGAAACGATCTCTTCTCTTCGTCTATAGTGTTCCCGTTTCTTGTCGAAGCATCTCCGTACAGATACAGCATATCATTATACCTTATTGATTTCAGGTAATCTACCGCCATTTTTGAAGCCTGTGTTGCCGTGTTGAACGGATCACTGGCGCATATCTCGTTAAACTGCCTTATACTACTTCCATCCACCTGGAAAAATGATATTGAAATATAAGGGAGCACATTGTTATCAATTGATATATGAACCGGCATCCCTTTAATGTAGTGTGTCGTTTTTATGTGTTTGTTTGAATCAAATGCATACAGGAACTCTCCTCCTGTCTTAATGCTTCCCCATTCTCCCAATGCGTATACCCTGTAGTAATTATAATCATGATCCTTGTACCATTGGTAATTAGATATCGTCTGTCTGTCATAGTATCCATACTTCCCGTCCGGAGAACCTACTACCCAGAAGTTGTTCTTATACGAAGAATGCAGCTCTACCGTATCCGATGGATATCTTTCCATTTTTCCCGTACGCTCATTAGCTATCATTCTAGATTTATTATATCTCTTTCCTAATATCCGGCTATAATCCTTAGGTAATAAACTCCTTTTTATCGGATATCTTACTTTCCCGTACAAATCATTCGGATGCTCATCCCACTCGTATGTATCAAGGATCTTGGTTTTTATCCACGAGTCCTCTGATACTGGATTAAAGTTGCATATAATCTGTAGGCCCTCCTTTCCTCGTAGGCGGAAACGTATTTGTGTGAAATCCTCATATTCAAACTCAGTGGCCTCTTCCATCACTATCCAGCGATATCCTGTGATAGACTTTATCTTCTCGGGATCGTCCAATCCTGTAAAATCGATTTTGCAACCATTTATACAGGTTATATTATTTTCCTTTGGAGCGAAAAACTGACTCAATTGAAGAGCTTTCATTTGGGTCTTAAACTCTTCATATACCGTATTCTTAAGACTGGCTCCAACTTTTCTCACAACGAGAGCCGAACCCTCTCCGGAGAATACAGACAACAACACGGATTGTGTCGTAGATACAGATTTCCCTGATGAGGAACCACCTCTGTTTATAATATACCGGATATCCTTGTCATGCATCGCCTCACGGATATGCCAAAACAGGGGATTAAACAATTTATACGAGAATACCATCTCTATCATTGCTCGTCCCCAATTATCATGCGCACATTGGTACTGACATCACTTTTTACTGGAGCATCCCATCCAAGCATCTTGCTTATCTGTGTAATGGCGGCTATTTTGCTATATAGCCGTATCTCTACTCCATATTGAGTATTCTTAATCGATTGGATGCAACATCGGACTGGTTTTGGTATATCATCAAGAGAACGGACAATAAACGTATCTTTACTTTTTAATTGAAGATCTATAGGGTCTACATTTACCACATTTGTAAGAAAACGCAATGCATCTTCCTTCTTCATGTCAGACTTTTTTAAGATATCAGCCTGCAATTCATTTACACGGGATGCGACAGATGGATTTCTCAGCAATTCAAATGCACGCTTACTAACGACCCCATCCTTCCATCCAATACTATTAGGGTAAGCTTTCCGATATGCATCTGTAGCATTACCTGTTTCTATATAATAATGACAGAAATTTTCTCTATTTGCTACGAGTTTTTTTCCCATAAAAGTCTTTTCGTCCGAAGAACGTACCGTGCTCCTTTACACGAAAACATTATAATTCAAAGTTACAAAAAATCTGAATAAAAACAAAACTTGTCATTTAATTCATTTTCTTAAAAGTTCTTTATCATGTAAACCGTGATCACAAGCTGTCTTATAAGCTCGATCCCGTAGTTCGTTCAAATTAATATTATTCATTGTCTATTTTTTTATAATCCTTACATCCATTACGATAAAAACCACCATCATATAAATCACTGTAACCATGGTTCACTTTAAACCGAAGAGGATGGTTTAGCGCACAAAGATCACTATAGTGCTGTTTAGCTGATTCTTCAATTACTTTCTCCATCTCATCATCATCTAATACCCTTTCGTCCGGTTTAAAATTCTTGCATGTATCACAGTAACGGATAGGTTTACGTTCTCCTTTTTTCCCTGAAGGCTTTTTAAACCCTTTTAGCCAACAGCTTTCGTCTTTGATAGGGCAACATCTACAGTAATCATCAATATCGTAAAATTGACAGTAACCGTCACAGAACCATTCTCGAAACTCTGTAAGCATTTTCTCTTTTATAAGTTCTTCCTTCATTTCCTTATTCCTAATTTAATTTCTTCATCCTTGATTATTTTCCCAATCTTATCGGCTTCCTCATATCGTTCCTCCCTTATCAACTTTCTTTGCAGCTCCGAGAGCTGGTTAAGGAAAACAATATCGTTACGATCTGACACACGACGGACATATCTTTCTATATCATCCAGCTTATTCTCCATGCGTATATGCCACTTGCTTACCAAAATTAAAGTAAATGCTAGAGCACAAACATTTAATGAGGCAAGGATGAATTTAAATATTGATTCTGCTATTTCCATAATCATATAAGTTTTAATGCTTCCTGTAAACCTGCTTCAAGTGCTTCCTCGTAGCTATCCCATTCCTCTCCATCATTTGTTCCTTTATAAACAGAACTAGCCATATGAGTTCCATTGTCAGCTTTAGATATTTCGTATCCATAGCCACAAGCACAGTTGTATATACATATATGAATGTTCTTAGTTTCACGAAGCCACTTCTGGGCGATGGATTGTATTGGACAAGAATAGAATAATTTAGGTAAATCCTTACTAGTTCTAAATATGGTTTCCATCATCAAGCCTTTATCGTTAATGATATATTTGCAATACTCATTAAAGCCTTTCTCTTTCAGCAGTTTCGCTGTTTCTAATGTTACAAATTCTTCGGTCATGACTATTCTCCTTTCTTCTTTTCACATTCTTCACAATGTAATTTATAAGCATGGGCAAACATCTTTAACGTAACAGGCTCAAAGTGAAAATCTGCCTGTTTCCCTTCTATGACAACTGAAACACATAATTGGCCATCGCAAAAATCAATATATGCCTCACCACCTCCATCTCCGTTAATGGAAAGTGTTTGTGTCTGTACGCTATTCATAATTATTCTCCTTTAATCTTTTAATTAGGGCATCAGCGCAATTAAGCGAATATTTAGCGACTACATCAGAATTAACACCATAGTCGTTTGCTATAACAATTTTAATAATGTCTTTTGCCAATTCGTACCTACGTTGTTCCCAATCAATGTTTTCACTAAAGAAATTAAGTTCTGACACCTTGATATACATGTTTCCCACCAATGCAGTACCATCATCATATAAATCCTTAATCTCTACAATTTCTCCAGTTGCTTTTATTGTTGCTTTCATAATTTATTTCTCTTTAAGATTTACCTCAATTGAAGGCATTAATGTACATCTTTACACATACATTTTAGAACGTTAATCCAATACCCGCTATCAGTTATCATAAAAGAATCACCGAATACTTTATAATGGTGTTCATTTGTTTATTAATGCCTTACTCATAATAATTATCCAATAAGTTTACGTTCTTGTTTATTCCTTCTCCGTTATTATACATCCTATTTACATCATCCATAGCACTAATGTATTAATTCGACCAATACCTTCTTTACAAGTTCATAGCGTGATAATTGCCAATCTTTCGCAATATCATCTATTTTATCATCATAATGATTGTCATAAACATACTGATTCAAGTTGTCAATAAACCCATCACCGTCAAGACCTTCATCACAATCATCAAACATGTTAAGTTCACAGGCTAATTGGGAGCAATCACAGTGACTAACCCAATCATAAACACGATCATCACAAACATTGGTCTGTCTGTTATATTTTTCTCCAATGTGTATTACTTCACCGCAAAATTCACATCTATGCTCTTTGCGAGCGATAGGAGTTTTATTTCTTAATACTTTTATCATTTTAATTCATTAATTAAAGCATCAGCACAAACAATTGCAAACCGAGCAATGCTTATAGGTATTGTATGTTTCTCTCCTTTCTTGTAATCTGCTTCCGAACTAGCGTAACCAACTATTGTTTTATCACTTAAAATCTCTTGCATGGCAGCTTTCGCCAATTCGTATCTACGCTGTTCCCAGTCGATAGCTGAAAAATCAAGTTCGCATTCCTTGAATACCATGTTATCACATACATATAAATAATCTCTGCTATGTTGAGAGTTGATGTTTAATTGGGGAGTTACATCCACCAAAACCCCTGTTGATTTTACTCTTGCTTTCATATTTAAAATTCTGATTTAATAATAGTACCAAATGAACGATACCTACGCCAAACCATATTTCCACGTTGAATACTAGTAATCCAATCACAAGCCTTAAAAACTTGTCCTACATTATATAGGAATGGTCTTTTTTGAATTTTTCTTTTTATTCTTGCTTTCATATTTAATCGAAATACATTACTTTCTTACCTATACATACCTTGAACCTTGAAAGAGATTCACTATATTGTGTAATATTATTGGGATTATATTTGTTAACAAAACATCCAGTACGTTTATGGTATCTGACACAAGCATTTTCAGGAGATTTAGCCAATATTTCTTTCTCATCGCTAAAACTAAAAAATAAACTATCTCTATATGATACCTTATACCACTTTACTTGGCTTCTTATCTTTTTAAAATACTTTGCTTTCATTATTCCTCCTTTATTTTAAAATGTTCAATCAGTTCGTTTACGGTAGCCTTGTGAACGGTATCCGTATTGACATCAATATGATAGTAAACCCAATAAGTAGAGAACTTGATTTCAGGACACAGAATCCATTTATCACCATCCGTAAACCATTGGTTCTTGTCTGTATCATCCCTCAATGCAGCGATAGCTAGGAAAAGTTCCTCGTTAGCTCCGCAATCAACAAGGACATCTATTTCTTTAAGAGCATTTATATCATCATCGCGCCATGAATAAACCGAAATAATTCCAAACATACAAGTACATAGATTATGCCAACCTAAATATGGATTACAATAATAGCCAAGTTCTTTTAATCTATTTCTAATATTATCAGTATTTTTGCGTATGAAACACGGTGTTGTAAATCCCATAGTTATTCCTCCTTAATTATTCGCTCATTTATAATAAACTCTCCATGAATATCAATGGGAAGCATATTGGAAACACTCGCATGATAAGTCTTACCGTCCATTGCCTTACATAGTGGATGTATTTCTTTAGGCATAGGGGCAGGACATTTTTTACAATGTCTTATCATTTCAAAATGTCTATTTTCCTTATTGCCACAACATTCACAATGAATTGGATAGTAAAAATAAGTACGTTCCAACTGGGTTTCTTTTCCACATATTTCGCATCTGCCCCATTCTATTGAATTACACATAATTTATTCCTCCTTTTCTGTTTTCTGCACCCGGCTTTGCTCCTCTACTGAATCCCATAATTAATCTCCTTTCTCTTTAATCCGTTCAAGTACATCTCTGTTGGCTTCTAGTATATCATCAAAAGACGGGATGGGCATCCAAGCTACCGTATCATAATACACCGTATCATAATACACTAATGCTTTTGCTTCCCATTCTCCATCTATATAATTGTTTACACATATAAAATAATTATTAGAGCGCTTCACCTTACAGAGTGTAAATACCATATCTTCATTTTCCGGCAACCGTTCATTAACGCTTATCCAAGGAGATTGCTTTGACTGCCATTCGGCACCTTGAACGAAATTCATCTCTCCAAACTTTGCCAAATCTTTACCAAACAAAGTTCTGTCAACTGTCCTGTGATTAAACAGGATATTTTCTCTTGCTGCTTCTTCTACTGTCTGTTTCATATCCTATCCTTTGAAATTTCTCATGTATTCGCAATCCTCATCACATACACCTTTCTTTGCACAGTGAGGGATATTAGTTCTCCGCTCATATTCAAAATTATAACATAGGTTTCTGTATTCTTTCCTTCTTTCCATAGGACCAAGTGTTCTTGCTGAACTCCATGATTCATAGTCATTGCTAGACGCCTCTTTAAGAACGCATCCATCATCGTTATATAGCTTTCTAACTTCATTCATAATTATATTGATTTACACTAATTCAATTATAGCCTTCTTTAAATTAACAAATAAAGGTATTGCTGACATGCCCCCATTGTAATCCAACTGTCTTAAAGAGGGGACAACCTCTCCGTCATCATCAATCTCATAATCTGCAATATAGGCTAACTTCTTCGCTTCGGGAACCAATATCCTTTCATTGTTCCAAAAAGTATATCTTTCATGAGCCATGACCGTTATACAGACCTTGCTTCCAACAGGAAATCCTTGGTTGGATTCAATGTATTCCTTTTCCAACTGAATTTTCTGATTTTTCAATTCCCTTATTTTTGAATCAATATCATTTTTCTTTGTCTGAAATTCTTCTTTGTTCATTTTTATCTTCTTTTGATGATTTTACAATTATAGAGTTGTCCGATCTAGGGCAAACCAACACAGTTCCTCTATCTGTTGTTATTCTTACATTATGAGCATCTATCACTTTAATAATAAAATCGCCAACCACGTAGGTTGATATGTTATTCAGTTCTTGTTGTATCATAACTCACACGTTTTAAAATCTTCATCACACTCTAAACACTCCCATTCATATTCAGGGTTTCTACTTGGCACCAGCCTACTGCCGCATTGGGGACAGGCCGGGAGCAGGCCTTTGATGAATCCAACCTCAATGCCAATTCGCTCTCCGTCATGTATAGCATCAGCCATTTGCAGATCCGTTTCTACCATTGTTTCACTGTCATCATTATGCAGTACATACAATGTGGCGAGGTTGGCTTTCCACATCTCCATTGCATAATTGTCTGGTACTACCAACCAAACAAATCCATCTTTAGTTACTTTCGTTTCCATTGTAGTATCTATATTTACTCAATCTTTTCATATCTCAATCTGTATTAAATCTAATTTAATAGCTTCAACTTTCTTAATACATCTACCATCAGGGGTAGTTACTGTGAATCCTCCATATCCTTTTGATACGGAAACTATTTCACCCACATCAATCTTTGAAACAAGAGATTGTATAGTTTCTAAAACCTTTGCCTGCTTTTTTTCAAAAAAAGAGGCTGGTTTTCTTTTCAGGAATATCATATTCATTTCTATATCATTTTGAATTATTTTTTTATAACTACCGCCATTGTACTAATAGAAGTGCCACTCTCTTTAAACTCGCCTGCGCTGATTTCAAACACTTCTCCATGTACTTCTTTCAGCCAGTTGCGGAAATCAATACATTTCTTTTCCGAAGCAAATTTCCAGTGTTGGCTGGTTATTGCCGCAAGGGTTCCACCCTCTTCCAATCGATCATACATAAGCCTGACATGCTCTATATCCTGATTACTGGAAAACGGAGGATTTGCAATAATCTTAGTGTAACTACCTACACTGTCTTTGGTAAAGTCTTCATCAAGCAATATTACGTTGTTAAGGGTATGAAGAAATTCTCTGTTTTCCGGCATCAGCTCATAACATTCAACCATTACAGAAGGACAAGCCCGGTGGATTGCTTTTATAAGGGCGCCACGCCCGGCACTCGGCTCCAGTACCGTATCATCTTCATGTATCCCTCCGGCAAGCATAACCAGCCAGTCAGCAACATCGGCCGGAGTTTCAAAAAACTGGTAATCCTGCTGTAGGTTGCACCGTTTACCCTCTTTCAGCATGGAAAACACACGCTCCGGATTAAACGGGAATGTGAAACCCTGTATCTTCCCACCTTGCCATGAGCCGCCAGCTTCTTCTATCCACTTCTTTGCTTCGGCATAAGATTTTTTATTGAATTGAACTTGAGGAAGTTTGAGGATATTGTTCTCAAGAGTACAATGTTTCAGTATTTCTTCTACATTCCATTTTTTACCTTCGTCAGCCTGTTTCTTCTTTTCCCCAACCGGGGCGTCAGGTGCTAACAGTGAGGAAATTTTTTGAACAACCGTATTGCTCGCATTCACGAAGGTATTGACACAGGATAGCGCTTCGATCAAGAAATCGGTGTCAACATGCCCGGTATCGTCATAGATGTCTATCCCTTCGGTCATGGATGACAGTTCATTGAGCTGCGCAACACTACCATGTAACGTTTCGATTAAAATCTTTTTTTTGTTCGTCATAACTTTTCTGCAAATAAATTCTTGTTGTGTCTACACTCCCATGACCTAAAAGGTCAGCCAGTTGAATAACATCTTTGTTTTTTTTCAGGAACATTTTAGCGAAAAAATGACGAAAGGCGTGGGCGTGCATCTTCCTTGAATCAATACCGCAATGTTTTCCCCATGCTTTCAAGTGCTGGGAAAAGCCCCGCTGTGTGATCGGACCGAATCTCCCTACTGCGAAAATCCCGGTCTTACCATGTTCCTTAGCATAAGCCTTCGCTTCTTGCTGCAATTGCTTTTGAAAGAAAAAACGTCTGTACTTGTTACCTTTACCTTTCAATGTAACCTCACCACTAATTATATCCTCCCATGTAAATCGTTGAAATTCCGACAGACGGGCGCCCGTTGTACCCAAAACCTTAATAAAGAAATAGTAATCCTTATTGTTTTTTGCCTTGAGATATTCCAACAGCCGGTTATATTCCTCCTCGGTCGGCACATTGTTCACATCAAGTTTGCGCTTTATTTTGGGGCGCTTCAGTTCTATAGGCTTCTTCAGCCATTTAGAGAATCTTTCGATTGCTGTAATCCGCAAACGGATGGTAGCGGGAGATAATTTTTCTTCTTCAAGACTTTTTATAAACCTCCTGCAATTATCCATGTTTACCTCATTGGCGTATTCGAAATACTTCTTCATGGATGTGTAATATATATCAACTGTATGAGAAGAGTAATCATTGTTATCAGTCAACCATATTATGAAATCATGGAGTAGTTTCTTATTTTTCTCTGAAATGACGTCAAGCTTTTCCAAAGGTTTCACCGCCTTTTCCCTTTTTCCATATCCGATGTTGAGATAGGATAATAGATCGCATATCGCTGAACACATTAGCGAATGACGCACCATGACATCTGCATTTTCACGCTTGTAATTCAAATAACCACGGCGGTTCACTTCTTTGGTCATCTCTAAAAAATCCGTGACATGCTTGATATATTTCCCGACAGTATCATAAGTCCTTCCTGTCGTGTATATGTAAGAAATATAATCAGTTAATATCTTCTGCCTGTCATTATTCATAATCTTGTTTAATTAAATTATACCAATCATTGCTATCTTCAAAAAAACATCTGTATCCATTAGCCGTATGTTTGCCTCTCACTTTCCGACATATAGCACTGATCAGAGAAGGAGCCACGCCAATCATCTTACCAGCCATTTGTATCGAAGGGAATACTCCACATAATTTCTCATCCTTTATCAAAACAACGCTCTTTTTATTCATGCCTGCACCAGTCTTATGCCAAGCCCCACGTCCTTTAGACAGATTTTTTATACTTCTGGCCTTGGAACGTTTTGAATGATAAACCATTTTACGACCCTTGTTGCGAGAAACACAACCCTTTAAAAATCGTCCGGTAATAAAGTCTCTCTCAAATCGCTCAGGCGGTATATATAATTCACTCATATCTGATATGTTTTGAACCATTTTCCTGATGTCAGGTAAATGGTAATTATTATCAATTAAATTCTTATTGTAATATCAGCAAGCTGTTAATCAACTTCCACTAACTCACCGTTTTCCAGTCTATACCATGTATCAGCCTTGACAACCTCACCATCAACTGCTACAGCCTTCCAATCAACAATATCATACGTATCATCCCTTTCCTCAGCTATGACCAAAATTGCACCTATTCCGCCTTTTACCTGAACATTTTTCCCTCTTGCTACTGACAAACCATTAGATCCTGTTGAAGCCTTCCCTCTTGCCGTGGCAGCACCATAATTACCAGCCGTGGCAGCACCTCTATCACCAGCCGTGGCAGCACCTCTATTACCAGCCGTGGCAGCACCATAATTACCAGCCGTGGCAGCACCTCTATCACCAGCCATGGCAACACCTTTATAACCAGCCATGGCAACACCTCTATCACCAGCCATGGCAACACCTCTATAACCAGCCATGGCAACACCTCTATAACCAGCCGTGGCAGCACCTCCATCACCAGCCGTGGCAGCACCTCTATCACCAGCCGTGGCAGCACCTCCATCACCAGCCGTGGCAGCACCTCTATCACCAGCCGTGGCAGCACCTCCA